AAAAAAAGGCCGAGTTGGCACTCTTGTTTTTCAATCTTGTTAAACATTCAAAGGGCGAGTGGGCCGGACAGCCGTTTCACCTCGAAGCATGGCAGCAATTCATTGTTTGGAATCTATTCGGTTGGTATCGGGATAACGGCACACGGCGGTTTCGCTGGGCGTATAACGAAGTGGCACGTAAAAATGGCAAGAGCACGCTTGCGGCCGGCATTGGGTTATATCTGCTCACCGCAGACGGTGAACCTGGCGCCGAAATCTACAGTGCCGCAACCAAGCGAGACCAGGCCAGGATAACCCACAGCGAAGCAACCAGAATGGTTAAAGCCAGCCCTGCATTGCGAAAGAGAGTGCGGGTATTCCGCGACAACCTGCATGTGGAGAGTACAGCCAGTAAATTTGAGCCGTTGGGGAGAGACACCGATAGCATGGATGGTCTCAATGTGCATGGGGCGATTATCGATGAGCTTCACGCGCACAAGACACGTGATCTGGTAGATATTCTCGAAACGGCACAAAGCGCGCGGCGAAATCCCCTGCAGTTTGAAATCACAACGGCCGGCTACGATCGTGAGTCGATCTGCTGGGAACATCATGAATACACAGAGAAGGTACTGAGCGGAGTTGTTGCAGATGATCGTTGGTTCGGTATTATCTATACTATCGATACAGATGATGACTGGCAGGATGAGTCTGTTTGGCGCAAAGCTAATCCCAATATCGGCATTAGCAAAAAGATTGATTACATGCGCCAGCAAGCGCAAAGGGCGCGTGAGATACCAAGCCAGCTAAATGCATTTTTGAGGTTGGATCTGGACGTGTGGACACAAAGCGAGACGAAATGGGTTAATCTTGAACATTGGAAGTTATGCGGGCAAGCGATTGATGCAAACGGATTGCGCGGCAGACGGTGTTATGGTGGTCTCGACTTGAGTTCGACAACGGATGTTAGCGCATTTGTACTGGTATTCCCGCCGGAACGAAGCGATGATCCGTATCAAGTGCTTTGCCGGTTCTGGATACCAGAAGACTCTATGCACGAACGAAGCCATCGTGATCGTGTGCCTTATGATGCATGGGTGCGTCAGGGGTATATGGTCGCAACACCCGGTAATGTGATCGACTACGACTACATTTTGGCGCAGATCGATGAAGATGCGCAGATGTACGATTTGCAGGAGATCGCCTTCGACCGCTGGGGAGCTACCAAAATCGTCCAGGAATTGCAGGAAATGGGGCTGACAGTGGTTCAGTTCGGTCAGGGTTTTGCCTCGATGAGCGCGCCGATGAAAGAGCTGGAAAAGCTAATTCTCAGTCATAAATTGGCGCATGGCAACAACCCCGTTTTGGCGTGGATGGCGGATAACCTGGTAGCTGCGGTTGATCCGGCCGGCAATATCAAGCCAGATAAGCAACGCTCAATTGAGAAGATTGACGGCATGGTTGCGTTGATCATGGCATTGGATCGGGCATTGAGGTACGATGACAGCGGATCGGTTTATGAAGAGCGAGGCATCCTAACCTTATGAGCCTGCTGACGAAGCTATTAGAGCGGTTTGAGAAGCGGAACTACACCGAAGAGTTGATCAAGGAACGGCGTAAGTCGCTTTGGAATACGTCTCTGACCGGCGTTGCGATTACCAGCGATAATGCACTTCGGGCTTCTGCGGTTTATGCCTGTGTGCGATTACTGAGCGAGAGCGTAGCCATGTTGCCGCTGGTTTTGTACCGCCAAAATGGTCGATCGAAGGAAAAAGCTCTTGATCATCCACTGTATGGGTTACTGCATGATGCGCCCAACGGTGAGATGACGGCATTTGACTATCGTCAGCTCCTTATGGTGCATTTGTGTTTGCGTGGTAATGCTTATTCGTATATTGAGTATGCGCCAAACGGGAGAATTATCGGTTTGTGGCCGCTCAATCCAGATTCGGTTCAGGTTATGCGTGATGTAAGAACCGGGTTGCTGGTTTATGCTGTTGAACTTCCTGAACGATTTGGCAAAGAATACCGTTTCATTGCGCAAGAAAACATCTGGCACTTGCGCGGTTTGGGGCGTGATGGAATTATGGGTTATAGTCCGATCCGCTTGGCGCGTGAGGCAATCGGGTTGTCACTCGCAGCCGAAGGTTTTGGTGCATCGTTTTTTGCCAATGAAGCCGAGCCTGGATTTGTTTTGGTACATCCTGGCAAGTTGGGAGACGATGCTTACAAACGTTTGAAGTCGTCTTGGGAGGAAAGACATCGTGGTTTTGAAAGGGCTCATCGTGTTGCAATACTTGAAGAAGGAATGAAGGTAGAGAAAATCGGCATTTCGCCGGATGACGCTCAATTTTTGGAAACACGTAAGTTTCAAATCAATGAGATTGCGCGGATATTTCGCGTTCCGCCTCACATGATCGGAGATTTGGATCGCGCAACGTTTTCTAATATCGAGCACATGGGTTTGGAATTTGTCACTTATACCCTCATGCCTTGGCTTGTGAATATCGAGCAGTCTATCAGCTTGAACTTACTGACAGAAACCGAAAGAAAGCAATTTTATGCCAAACACACGGTTGCCGGTCTGCTGAGAGGAGATATTGAAAGCCGTTATCGGGCTTATTCGGTTGCGAGACAATGGGGCTGGATGAGTGTGGATGACATCCGCGAACTGGAAGAAATGAACCCATTGCCAAAAGGCATGGGCGATAAATACCTTGAGCCACTTAACATGTCGGCGGTTGGTGTTGAGACGGAAAGAAATCTGGCTCAAATCTCGGAAAGGCGTGATGAGCGCCGGGCGCGAGCGGTTAAAACCAGGCGAAAACTGATGGAAGAGTACGGGAAGGTGTTTTCGGATGCTTTTGCGCGGGTTTATCGCCGTGAGCGGAATGACCTGTTGAATGCGGCAAAGAAAAAAATAAAAATCAATGTCAATGAGTTCTTGAATTATCTGGATGAGTTTTATCCTGAGCATCGCGAATACATCAAGAAGAATATGGGGAAGGTTATGGAGACTTACGCCAACCTTGTGGCTGATGCTGCTACGGAAGAGGTTGGCAAGGATGACTACGATCGGGATGCCATCAAGCGGTATAGTGATGCTTATGTGGAGAGATTGGCGCAGCGGATGGAGTATTACAGTCGAGAGCGTATCACAAACGCAATCAATATCGCTCAAAGAAGTAACAACGATGTTCTTGAGCAACTTGAGGAAGAGATGAGCGATTGGGATACAACGCGTGCGGAATTTGACGCGAGTAAGGAAAGTGTACGCGCCAACGGCGCAATTACACTGTTTGCTTTTACAACATTAGGTGTTGCTTTTATTACTTGGGTTGCGTCTGGCAAGGAAAATTGCCCGATTTGTGATGAATTAGACGGCAAGAAAATCGGGATTAGTCAGAAATTTGTCTCTGCTGGCGATGTGTTGAATCAGAACGGCGAACCGTATCATGTTAGACAGGATCATGCTCATCCGCCGTTACATGACGGCTGTGACTGCATGATTGTTGCTGGATAGGAGGTGAAGAATGGCTGCGATTAAACCACATACCACCGATGTTGATACAAAAAGCGATTGGGATGGCCCGCAAGCTGTGGCGGATGCCCCGAAAGATGAAAAAGTCCTGCGTTACATGCACGCATGGGTAGATGATGAAGGCGATCCAGATGCCAAAAGCTCCTACAAATTCCCACATCATCGGCCGGAAATCGGAGCTCCTGCCGTCATTGCAGCGGTGAATAATGCTCTGGCGAGACTATCGCAGGCAGACATCCCGGAAGCGGATCGATCTGGTGTCGAACGGCATCTTAGAAAGCATCGCGAAGATGCCGGGTTGGAAAAAAGCGCAATGCCAAACGAACTTATTGAACTGCGGACGGTGAAGTCTGAATTGCGCGCAGAAGTTAGCGAAAGCGAACCCGTCACGTTGACAGGTTATGCGGCAGTTTTTAACCGCTGGAGCGAGGATTTAGGCGGATTTCGGGAGATGATTTTGCCAGGCGCGTTTACCGAGACGATTAAAAACGCCGATGTCCGCGCCTTGATTAATCATGATCCGAATTTGGTACTAGGCAGGACAGTATCTGGAACGCTGAAGCTCGAAGAAGATGAGATTGGATTGCGCGCGGAAATCAAGTTACCGAATACCCAATATGCGAATGATTTGGTACTCATGATGAAGCGTGGAGACATCAATCAGATGAGTTTTGGGTTTTCGGTGTCGGAAAGTGGCGATCGCTGGTATGAAGAAGACGGCGAATTACGGAGAGAAATTGTCAATGTAGGGCGGTTATATGATGTCAGTGTGGTTACATTCCCGGCCTATCCGCAAACTATAGCGCAAGCGCGGGATGTAATGAAATATCGTCTGGTTCGCAGCAATGTCCAGGAGGACAAAGCGCAATCAGACGATGACAGACAGGCTCTCATGCAGGAGCGTGAGAAACTGGATGTCAAAAAACGAAAACTAAAACTATTTACGCTAAGGAGGTGATATTATGAACCGAACTCGTGAGTTAAAAATTCAAAAAGACGAACTGATCAAGCGTGCTCAAACACTGCTTGATGTGGTAGATGCCGAAAATCGCGGTTTTACCGAAGCGGAAAGTGCAGAATATGACGAGTTGATTAAGAAAATCGAGTATCTCAACGCCGAAATCGAACGCCGTGAAAAGTTATTTGAACTAGCTGTTCGCAACGTTCAGGAGAACAGCGACGCGAAGATCGGTATGGGAGAGCGCGATTTGAGAAACTACTCGCTTGTGCGTGCAATTCGCGCAATCGTAAATGGCAATTGGAAAGGCGCCGAACTGGAATATGAAGCCAGTGAGGCAACGGCTAAGAAGCTGGGTAAAGAACCGCGTGGTTTCTTTGTGCCATTAGACTGGATGGAATACCGCGATTTGAACAAAGGCACTCCCGCACAAGGCGGATACCTTGTTGCGACCGACTTGCTTAGCCAGTCCTTCATCGATCTGCTTCGTAATAAGATGATGGTTCAGCGAGCCGGTGCGACTGTTTTGGGAGGACTTGTAGGCGATATTGCCATCCCAAAGCAAAGCGGTGGTGCGACGGCCTACTGGGTTGCTGAAGGTAACTCACCCACTGAAAGCCAGTTAGCGGTTGCCCAAGTGGCGATGTCCCCCAAAACCGTTGGCGCGTTTACCGACATCACTCGCAAGCTGTTACTGCAATCCAGCGTTGATGTAGAGCGGTTAGTACGTTCTGACCTGGCTGCAACACTAGCGATTGCGATCGATTATGCAGCGTTGCACGGGAGTGGTGCGAGTAATCAGCCGCGTGGTATTGCCAACACTACTGGGATTGGTAGTGTAGTTGGCGGGACTAACGGAGCTGCCCCGACTTGGGAACACATTGTCAAGCTGGAAACCGAAGTGGCAATCGATAATGCCGACATCGGCGCTCTGGCGTATATGACCAATCCGAAAGTGCGGGGCAAGCTTAAGGTTACGCAGCGAACCCCAACCTATGGCGACATAATGGTTTGGGAATCAAATAACACACCGCTGAACGGCTATCCAGCTTACGTTACCAACCAAGTTCGCTCAGACCTGGACAAGGGGACGTCCACCGGCGTCTGCAGTGCGATCTTCTTCGGTAACTGGAATGACTTGTTGATTGGTATGTGGGGCACGCTTGACATTATGGTTGATCCATATACCCAATCAACCAGTGGCACTATCCGGGTTGTTGCACTGCAAGATGTGGACATTGCGGTACGTTATCCTGAGAGCTTTGCTGCAATGCTTGATGCTCTGACTACCTAATCAACTGTGACCAGCTAATGCCAGCCCCTGAATAGGGGCTGGCAGATGCGGAGGTGCGAAATGAGGATACGGATATTGCGAAATACAGTCTGCAATGGTGTTGTAGTAGAAGCCGGAAACATCATTGAGACGGATGAAGATACGGCAAAACTGCTAATCATGTTGAGAAAAGCCGAACCAGAATCAAGAACTATCGAACCACCGGAAACGGCGGTAGTCAAGACGATCACAAAGCGGAGTAGGAAGAATGCTCAAACTGGTGGAACCACCGGCGGTTGAGCCGATAACTATTGCAGAGCTTAAACTCTATCTGCGCATTGATCATTCTGTAGAGGACGATCTGCTCGGATTGATCATTAAGACTGCGCGCCAGCATGTAGAGATGATAACAAACAGGGCTCTCATTCTTCAAAAATGGGAATGGTATCTCGATGATTGGTGGGAGGGTATATTGAATATCCCTCGACCACCGTTGATCTCTGTTGATCAAATTAAATACAGAGACGAAAACGGTACAGAACTACCGTTTACGGATTATCGATATGACGCGGTTGATGTTGGCAGATTATGGCTTGCAGATGGGGCAAGTTTTCCACCGGTAAAACTTTATCAGTATGGCGGAGTGAAAATATCGTTTACCGCTGGCTATGGCAGCAGTGGTGTCAGCGTACCCGAACCGATCCGCCATGCAATACGCTTGCTAGCCGGGCATTACTATGAAAACAGGGAAGCTGTATTGGTAGAACGCGGTGCAAACATCATGCAATTGCCGATGGCTGTTGAAGCGTTATTATCACCCTATAGAGTGTGGATATTCTGAAATGCCACCAGCAGGATGGTTGCGTCACCGGATCAAATTACAAACTCAATCTGTTAGCCAGAATAATTACGGCGAGAAAATCAATGTCTGGCAGGATTTCGCAACCGTCTGGGCAAGCATTGAACCCTTGCGTGGGCGCGAGTACATTGAAGCATCTGAAAAAAAAGCTGAAGTGACCCATCGGATCAGAATTCGGTATCTGGCGAATATCAAAGCCGGTATGAGAGTTATTTATGGCAATAGAGTATTCGAGATAATTTCTCCACCAATCGACATTTTGGAGAAGCATGAAGAAATCGAATTGATGTGTAAGGAAATAGAAAATGGCTAAATTACACATTCAAATATCTGGACTGGATGAGCTATATAAAAAGCTGGAATTGACTAAAGAAGAAGTTAATGCCCGGAAAAAAGCTGCGCTTGATGCTGGAGCAAAAATTGTAGGTTATGAAGCCGATCGGTTGGCTCCACGACCTGGAAGCATTAAAACCAAAATCGATTCAGAAGAAGCAATTATCGGCTTTGACAAGGATAAATGGTACTGGCGGTTTTTTGAACTCGGCGCCTCGCCGCATGAGATTGAAGGCGATCCACTTGTCTTTGAAGGCGATGCCGGACTGGTTATCACAAATAAAGTAAATCATCCCGGTATGGCAGCGAGACCGTTTTTACGACCGGCTCTGGAATCGCAAAAAGATTTGGTTATACGTGTTATGTCTGAGGTGATACGGGAGGCTTTGAAGTAACGGTGAGCGTTGAGCAAGTACTGCGTGATGCACTGATAAATGACGCGAACGTCAATGCGCTCCTTGCCGGTAGGATTTATCCGCTTGTCGTTCCGCAAGATGCTCAATTGCCCGCGGTTGCTTACCAAAAGATAAGTGGCATACGACAGTACGTTCAGGATGGCGTTCGCAAGCCAGAGGTCTCATTAATTCAGTTGACCTGTCTGTCTAAGACATACAATGAGGCAAAACAAGTTGAGGAGGTGATTAGAAACGCGTTGGATGGAAAAAAAATAAATGACTTGATCGTGTTTGTTCAAAACCGGCGCGATGACTATACCCGCGACGGTGAAATCAATGTGGTCAGAATAGATTTACGAGTTTATTATGGATAGAAAGGAGTGAAGTATGACTGTCTTAACTTCAACTGGTACTGTAATCAAAATCGGCAATGGCGCAAATCCAGAAGTATTCACTGCCATTGGTCAGATCAAGGATATTTCGGGCCCATCATTTGAATTGGGTACTGAAGATGCCAGTCATCACGGCTCAACCTGGCGTGAGTATGTGCCAACCCTCCTGGATGCCGGCGAAGTATCCTTCGAGATTGCTTTTGACCCTGCCGACAGCACTCACTACTCAACAACTGCTGGTAGTTTGTGGCATTCGATGCAGAACAGAATCAAGCGCAATTTCCAATTGATCTTGCCCGATCCAGGAGCGTTCCAAATTGATTTTTCCGGTTATGTGACAAGCTTTGAACTCTCCGAACCGGTAGAAGGCTTGCTAACTGCGCAAATCACGATCAAGCTGAGCGGGTCGGTCACCATCACGCCATAAGGAGTAACGATGCTCAAGCGCGAAGAGATATTGCAAGCAAACGATCTTGTTTATGAAGACGTTGAAGTACCGGAATGGGGCGGTACTGTACGGGTGCGCTGTCTGACTGCAGCCGAACGGGACGCATTCGAGGCAGCAATCCTGAAACAAACGCAATCCGGTGTGCGTGTTGAGATGAGCAACTTACGAGCAAAACTCTGTGCAATGACGATTGTTGACGAGGACGGCAATCGAATGTTCAGCGATGCAGAAGCAGAACTGCTTGGAAGGAAATCTGCTTCTGCGTTGCAGCGCATTTTTGAGGTAGCAATGCGATTGTCGCGCTTTACACAATCGGAAATTGATGCATTGGCGGATAACCTAAAAAACGCCCCACACGGCGGTTCGCTTATCGGCTAGCGTTAGCGATAGGCGAACCGCACGTAGATCGTTTGCTGAACGATTTAACATCAGCAGAGATTGCAGAATGGATGGCTTACTTCAAACTGGAGCCATTTGGTGAGGATCGAGCGGATCTACGGGCAGGAATCATCGCCAGTACAATTGCCAATGTGCATCGTGATAGTAAGAAGCGCAGAAAGCCTTATACGCCACAAGACTTTATGCCGAAATTTGAACAAAAGAAAGTAGATCATGCAACGTTGGCAGAAAAGATAAAAGCGGTATTCAGGATGTTAAAGGAGTTGCAAGATGCCAAGACAAATGAAGGTTTATAAGCTGCTGAAAGACTTGCCTTACTACATTGAGCCCAATATCCTATCCGTTGCTGGATGGCTGGATGGTGGGTGTCAGGTAACGGCATTAGATCAAATAGAAATCGAAGACATGACTTGGATTAGGCATGATCTCGGTTGGACGCTGGTTCGGCGTGGCGAGTATGTATTTGCTGAAATACAGAATGAAAAGCGCGAAACATTAGATACGAATGACTGATTTAGCTACGCTGGTTGTCAGGATAACCACCGATGCAGCGGGGTTTATAAAGGGTGTCGAAGAAGTTAAACGCCAAGCCGGCTTACTAGAACGCGGTTTGACAGGCATGGCTGCGGTTGGCGGTACTATCGTCACGGCTGGCCTTGCAGCGGCAACCGCAGGCGCGGTCGCATTAGGGAGTGGGATTTATCAATCCGTCCAAGCGGCGATGGAAGCCGAAAAAGTCCATGCTCAGCTTAATGCAGTATTGGAATCTACCGGGGGAGTGGCAGGAGTTACCGCAGAAATGGCAACCAGTCTTGCCGAATCACTATCAAAAGTGACAATGTTTGAAGATGAAGCGATATTGTCTGCCGAAAACCTGATGCTGACTTTCACCAGCGTATCCAAAGATGTTTTCCCGGCAGCAATAGAAACAGCTTTGGACATGTCGCAAGCGTTAGGGCAGGATTTACAAACCAGTGTAACGCAGTTAGGCAAAGCTTTGCAAGACCCAATCAACGGTGTGACTGCGCTGAAAAGGGTAGGGGTTAACTTTAGCGAAGAGCAGATGAAGGTCATCAAGTCGCTGGTAGAGTCCGGAAACATCATGGAAGCGCAGAAGATGATTTTGCAAGAATTGCAAACAGAATTTGGCGGTAGTGCAAAGGCAGCAGGGCAAACATTTGCAGGGCAACTGACGATACTAAAAAATGCACTCGGCGATGCATCAGAAGAAATTGGCATGGCATTATTACCATCTCTAAAAGATTTAGCTGGCGCGTTATTAGAATTGGTAAGAGGTGCTAAGTTTCAGGAATTTATCAAAGCTATAACAGGCAAACTGTCTGACTTTGCCAGTAATGTTGTACGCTCTATTCCCGTTGTCTTACAAAAATTTCGGGAGTTGAGCGATTGGCTTAATCAGAATAAGGCAATCGTAGTTGGCGTATTGGCAGCGTTGAGTGCAGCAGTAGTTGCTTTTGTCTTTACGACCGTTATTCCTGCTTTGGTATCAATGATTACTGCCGCCGCGCCGGTAATTGCGGTAATGGCTGCAATTGGGGCAATAGCTTATGTTGTGTACAGAGCTTGGACGGAGAATTGGGGCGGAATTCGCGACACATTGACAGCATTCTGGCAAAACACATTAAAACCATTTGTCGATCAGGCAATAACATGGTTTCAAACAAGCGTTCCACAAGCAATAGAGTGGCTAAAATCAAAATGGGATGAAGTGTGGAATGCTATTCTTGCAATAGTTCAACGAGTACAACCGATGATAGATGCATTGTTAAAGGCTTTTATAGCTGCTCAAGAGGGAGATTGGTATGCATTTGGACAGCATTTGCGCCAATTTGTCGATTTGCTATGGGCAGATGTCAAAACAGCTTTCAGCAATGCTTGGGAATGGATTAAGACTACCGTAACAAACTTTGTTAATGATGTTGTAAATCGTGTTAAAACGACAGATTGGCAATCTGTTGGCAAGAGTGTCATTGATGGGATTGTCAATGGTGTAAAGTCATTATTATCAAATCTAAAAAGTATAGCAACTGATATCGGTAAAGCAATCGTAGATGCGGTAAAGGGATTTCTAGGGATTAAATCACCGGCTAAAGTTTTCATCGAGATTGGAAAGCAAATCGTTGAAGGATTAATTCAAGGGATTGGCAATGGGATTTCAACAATAGTGGAAGCTGTTGGAAAACTGTTAAGTATCTTTATTCAAAAAGATTGGCTTGGTACAGGACGGAAAATAATTACAGATGTAACTTCTGGTATGGTAGCCATGACCAGTAGTATGACCAATGCGGCCAATCAACTAGCCAGCGTAGCTGCTAATAGATTGTCAAGTTATAACTGGACTCAAATAGGAAGATCAATAGCGTCTCAGGTTGCAAGTGGAGTAAGTGGTAATGCTTCAGCGCTGGCATCCGCAATTGCAAGCATGTTTGGTTCAGTCAGTGGAGGTGTAAGTTATTCGGCTTGGTGGAATGTGGGAAAATTGATAGTACAGAAAATAGCTGAAGGTGTAAATGCCAATAAAGGAATTCTTACATCTGCTATATCCTCTTTGATGTCGGCTGCTTATACTGCTGCTTATAACCTTGTCTATAATTGGAATTTAGCCACCTCATCAGGTGGTGGGACGACTCCGACGCCAACCATGACTACTGCAAGTACCACTCAAATCAATGTCAATGTATATGCCAATGTGTCCAATGAGATGGACATGGAAGAGTTGGCTTACCGCATTGCCAATAGATTAAGGGTGTACGTATGACATACTTACTTTTGCAATCCGGCAGCGATACGGTGAACTTGACAGCCGATGGGGTTTATTTGATGGATTATGTGCCACGTTATGATTCAAACGCCGAATCGCTGACGGAATCGATCGACGTAAGAATTACAGGTACGTCTTCTAGCGCAATCGCGGATAAGATTCGCAGTATTGAGCGATTTTTTGAACTAACGAAAAATTATTACGACAACCGTCAAGGAGTGCCGTGTTATCTTTTATATCAAGCGGATAGCAGTTTGCCAGTGGTGCAAAGTCGTCTTCTTAATGGACGTGTAATCGCCAGTGATAAATTATCTCATTATAAGTTGTTGAACAAAAGCGTAGATGTTGGTCTCGTCATAGAAAGGCTCCCATTTTGGGAAAGTTTTTCGGAGACAGAATTACCATTGACAAACGGGAATGGAACGAATGTAACTGGTGGTATAAACGTCTTTAACTGCAATGATGGTAGCGGAAGCCCACCGAATAAACGTAATAATTACGTGCAAATTAGCGGGTCGCATGTTGGGGGGAATTTACCCGCTCCGGTGCGAGTATGGCTGCAAAATTTGTACGATTCATCAAATAGAATTAGCAATCTGTACTTGAGTCAAAATGTATTCTCAAATCCTTCTTCTTTTACTCACATCATAGAGGGAGAGAGTGCGGCATGGGGTGGATCGAATGTCGCAAGTTCTGGCGCGTCGGCCGGTTATTATAGAAATATTACATGGTCAGGAAACAATCAGACAATTATTGCTAGATACTCGCTTCCGTCATCTATTATTAGCAACGGTGGTGGAAGGTATTTCAAGATATACGCTGCGCTGATGAACTCAGTATCAAACACTTATATTCAAGCGAGAATTACATTTCCTTCTGGCTATCCCATTACCATTATTCAGGAAGATCAAGAGATATTAATACCTACCGGAGAAAGGTTTATCGAGATTGGTACATTGCAAATACCACCTTGGTTGATCGATCAAAACGATCTTTACTCTCTTGACTTGAGCCTATATGGACGTAAGTCCGGCGGCGGGGCGCTGGCTATAGATTTTCTTTATCTCATGCCCGCTGAGTCATTTGTATTGTGGAAACCACGGGGATATGGATTGGCACATACAACCCAGTTGACGGTTGATTACATAGAAGATCAATCTTACGTAGAGGGTTATTCACCAGGCGGGAAAGCATCAATTTACATGCTGTTTGGAAAGCCGATTACTCTTATTCCAAATCGCACGCAACGGCTTTATTTTCAGCAAAGTGGTGATACAGGAGATTTGGATATCAACCGCAAAATCTTGGTAAGGGTATTTTATAGAGCAAGATATGGGACGCTTTGATGTTGTATTCTCCACACGAGATTTTCAAAATCATTTGGTTGTTGGAGATGTTGTCATTCAACCAGAACGTTATCGTGTTTCTGTTATTGGCGGTTGTCAGGAAGCTGAGTTGTCGGTTAGGGGTAGTAAACTTGCTTTGTTTGACCTTTTCAATATTTTGCGATGTCCAATCGAGATATTCTATGACGGCATTCCGGTATGGTGGGGGTACGTCAATGAAGTGAGTGTTTGTTTTGGCGCATACACAATTGGCTTGACTTTGAACGGAATGGCTAATCGAGTAGCAGTCACTTATTCCTTGATTACGGTAAATGAGCAGGGTGAGACAGAATTAGGACAACGAGCTACGACAGAATGGGCTGAAAACACAGATAGCATTGCCGCTTACGGAGTGATGGAGTTAATGGTTTCGGCTGGCGGCATGAATGAAAGTCAAGCTAATAATGCGCGTAATATTATTCTCAATAATTTTTCAAAACCCTTATCACATGTTGAGTTAAATACCGGTATGAAACCAAACACTGGGAAGATAATCGCCAGGGGGTGGTGGCATACTCTGGATTGGAAGTATTACGCCCAAAGCCAAACAACATCGGCAGATAATGCAGTTGTTTTGAGTGAGATTATCGCAAACGGTCAATATATTACTGGCGTAACCAGAAATGTAACGTCCGGTATAAGTGGTGGTAGATACAGGGATGGATCTCTAACCATCAAGGAAGAAGCAGAACGTTTGATGAAAATGGGAACGACAAACGGAAGGCGGATGCTTGCTTACGTCACCA